TCTTCACTCCAGTCAGTATCACCACGACCCAGCCTAATAGCACCACGCTATCTAAGACAGTGCAGGTCTTTAATGTTGCCCACTCAATCACACCTAACTCGTGGAAAGTGCGCTACGGCACAGCAGAGCCGATCATCGATGGTTTCATCCTTGACTCGTCTTTATACGGTATTCTAGACACTAGCGTTTTCAGTTACTAAGGAGCATCATGGCAACAGGTTTTCCATTCAGCACAGGTCAGGTCTTGGCTGCAAGCCAGATGAACGGACTTACATCCTTCACCATTGGCACAGCTAACACAGCAGACTACACAGCGGTATCTGCTGACCAGTACCAAGTCCTAGAGATCATGAACAAAGCAACAGCGATTGCCTTCAAGATCCCTACTAACGCATCTGTTGCTTTCCCTATTGGTACTGTACTAACTGTGCTTAACATTGGCGTGGGAGTCTGCACAATCTCAGCTGTAACATCTGGCACGACTACAGTCCTATCAGGTGGCGCAGTAGCTGCTGCTCCTACCCTTGCACAGTATAAGTCTGCGGCTTGCATTAAGACTGGCACAGATACATGGTATGTGGTGGGCGCAGTTGCTTAATACAATCACAGCAATTTTAGATGCTGGAGCAGGTGGTGGCGGTGGGGCTTATGAGTCTATTGCTACTGTAACTGGATCAGGTCAAACAACCCTGACTTTTTCTAGCATTCCTAGCACTTATACATCTTTACAAATCCGTTATGCAATTAAGCCTGCAACTGGTACAGGTGAAGCATTGCGATTGCAGTTAAATGGAGATACTGGATCAAATTATTCTCGCCACGCTTTAGCAGGTAATGGGTCAACAGCAAATGCTAGTGGTGGTGCTTCAGGTACATTTACTTGGGGTGGAGATAATGCGGCTGGTACACAAACTAGTGGTTATCCTTATGTCGGTCTTATTGATATCCAAGATTACGCTTCAACTACAAAGAATAAAACTGTTCGTACTTTTGTAGGTACAGATGCAAATGGCTCAGGTGGCGTTTCATTAACAAGTGGTGTTTGGTTAAACACAGCAGCCATTACTTCTGTTACTTTGTTTTTTCCAAGTGGTGACTCATTGGCTACTGGATCATTAGTCTCACTATACGGAATCAAGGGAGCGTAAATGCCAACAACATATGAGCCAATCGCTACCACGACTTTAGGTAGTGCAGCAGCTACTATTACATTTAGCAGCATCCCTGCAACTTACACAGATCTGCGTTTAGTGATTGTGGCAACTGCAACAACAGCAGCCCCTGACATTCAACTTCAATTCAACGGTGTAACTACAACAACATACAGCCGAACCAGTTTAATTGGAACGGGGTCATCTGCTATATCTAATCAGGCAAGCAGTCAAAGTTATATTCTTTTAGATTATACAGGTTTATCTACAACTGTTCCATCTCTTTATGAGATTGATGTGTTCTCTTATGCGGGTTCAACAAACAAAACTTTACTTGCTAAGACCGCAGAAGATAGAAATGGAAGTGGTGACATCTTTACAACTGTTGGATTGTGGCGTTCGACTGCTGCTATTACTAGCATCAATTTGTTTCTTAGTGCTTATAACTTTGCAACTGGCACAACCGCGACTCTGTATGGGATAAAAAATGCCTAGTACCTACACACTTATATCATCCAATGTACTTAGCAGTTCGGCTGCATCTGTTACCTTTTCTGCTATTCCTAGCACTTATACTGATTTAGTGTTGCGCTGGTCTGCAAGAACCGATGCTTCAGGTTCTCAATACGACAGCATTTATCTAAAGTTTAATGGCAACTCTGCAAACTATAGCCGAGTTACTTTGAGAGGTAATGGCGCAGCAGCGGCATCACAGATAGCATCTAGCCAAACTGAAGCAAATATTCTCATCTCGGCAAGTGCGCCTACAGGTACTGCTAACACATTCTCTAATGTCGAATTGTATTTTCCTAACTATGCTGGAAGCACTAACAAACCATTTTCATCATTTTCTGCACAGGAAAATAATACGACTACGGCTTTTCTATTTGCTAATGCAAATCTATGGAGCAATACATCGGCTATTACATCAATAGCCTTGACCCCTGAGATTGGGCCTAACTTTGTCTCAGGTTCATCTTTCTATCTATACGGCATCAAGAACTCATAAGGAGCAACAATGACAACAGCAATCGAAATCAACTGCGAAACAGGCGAGGTCATCGAGCGTCCATTGACAGCCGATGAGATCGCAGCCAATGAAGCAGCAGCGGCACAGGCAGAAGCAGACCGCGTAACAGCAGAAGCAGAAGCAGCAACTAAGGCTGAGGCTAAGGCTGCACTACTGGAGAAGTTGGGCATCTCTGAGGATGAAGCGAAGCTGCTACTTGGATGAAGGTCAAGTTAAGTAAAGCTGCTATCCAATTAAGAGAGCAGATAGATGACTCGTTCCCAGATCGTGACCGCACATCGGATGGTTGGGTCGGTGATACCCGACACGCTGCTCGCAAGTCAGATCATAATCCAGATGAGCAGGGCTGGGTACGCGCCATTGATGTGGACAAAGACTTATTCAAGGGCGGAAAGCCCGACATCATGGGAGATCTTGCTGATCAGCTTCGTACCTTGTCCAAGTCCAAAACAGACAAGCGTATTAGTTACATCATTTACGATGGACGAATCTGTTCCCACATCCTTAACTGGAAATGGCGCAAGTACACAGGGGCTAACAAACATACTAAGCACATGCATGTCAGCTTTAAGAAAGAAGCTGATAATGACGGGGCTTTTTTTCAAGTACCTATGTTAGGAGCATCTAATGGATAATCTACTTCTCATCATTGCAGGCATTGCAGGCGTTGCACTACTGCCAGCACTGCGCACAGCTATTAAGTCATATCGTGCCCGTAAGTCAGCAGCTGACATCATTGTCGATGCACTAGAGGCAGCCATTGACGAGGTAGACAAGAAGTGACACAGGCAGACTTCTTCACCCTTTACATCGCCACCATTGCTGCACTGGGTGGGTTGTCTGGCTATGTCATCACGCATCTTTTGTCAGAGATTAAAAGACTCAACACGCGAGTGGATGAGATCTATAACATATTACTTGACAGGTAACATTCTGCTATGGCAAGAAAAGCAACTAAGGCACTAGAGGAGCAAGGCTACTCGAAGCTCGATGCTTATTGCATTGGGCTTTATGAATACTTCTGTTCTCTTAAGCGTGCAGGTTTCGCAGAAGATGTAGCCATGTTCATGATTACAGAGCCACAGGCTTACCCGCATTGGATCTTGCCAGACCCTATTGCGCCTGAGAAGTTTGGCGATTATGAAGATGAGGATGACGATTAAGCGAATAGTCGTAGTCTCGGACTTACAAGTCCCTTACCATGACAGGGTTGCTACCCGTAACCTTGCAAGCTTTATTTCTAAATTTAAGCCAGACCAAGTAGTCACCATTGGTGATGAGATCGACCTACCCCAGATAAGCAAGTGGGAAGAAGGGCGCATGGGCTCATACGCTCAGACCCTAGACGATGATCGTAACGAGGCTGTGCAGCTTCTCTGGGAGTTAGGCGTAACAGACTGCATCCGTAGCAATCACACAGACCGCTTGTATAACATCATCATGGCTAAAGTACCTGCATTCGGTGCACTGCCAGAGCTGCGCTTTGAGAAGTTTATGAAGTTTGATGAGCTAGGTATTACCTTCCACAAAAACCCTATGCCTATTGCACCTAACTGGATTGCTGTGCATGGAGACCATACCCCTATCAAGCCACAGGGCGGGCTCTCAGCCCTTGAAGCAGCCCGTAGGCATGGAAAGAATGTCATCTCAGGTCATACTCACAGAGCAGGGCGTTCGGCCTTCTCAGAGGCTTCTGGAGGCCGTATAGGGCGTGTCCTACATGGTGTTGAGGTAGGCAATCTTATGGACTTTAAGCAAGCCGCGTACACAAAGGGCGTTGCTAACTGGCAGCAGGCTTTCGCCATCATCTATGTCAATAAGGCTAAGGTTCAGGTGGATCTTATCCACATTGAGAAGGACGGCACATTTATTGTGGCTGGAAAGTCCTACGGCAGACCGCGTTAAATCGTTATCATTTCGTTACACAAATGTACTTGATTAGTCGGACGGTTCTGTCACACTAAGTCTGTAAGCAGTCAAGGGCACTGCTACAGATAGGTACAGAAATGGCAAACACAGACAAGCTACTTCTTATCTGCATTATTGGAATGATTATAGGCTTTATTATAGTCATCATAGATGTGCAGAAAACATCATACAAAAGGGGCGTTCGCGATGGCTATCACCGAGGTCGCAGCTATAAGGGGCAGGAATGAAAGCCAGTGAAATCTTACTCACAGCCACAGACACGATCCGTGACCGTGGGCTATCGTACGGTCATCCTGCGGATAACTTGCAGCACACAGCAATGCTCCTTAGTGCATACCTACAAACACCAATACACGACTATCAGGTGGCAGGGATCATGGTCTTGGTTAAACTTGCAAGGACTAATCAGTCAGCCCAACACATCGACAACTGGGTCGATCTATGCTCATACGGAGCACTAGCTGGACAACTAGCCACAGAGGAGAACGATCTTTATGTTTAATCTAGCCGATTATGAGCCAGTGGAGGTAAGACTTGAAAAGTTTATTAAGGACTATCCATCATTCCGCATTGCAACAGAGCTTGAAGTGGTCGAGGCAACTCGATACATTGTTAAGGCGTATTTATTTAAGGATGCTAGCGATGGCGTTGCGTGGGCAACGGGATACGCTGAGGAGACAGTGTCTAGTCGCGGTGTTAATCAGACTTCAGCACTGGAGAATTGCGAGACTTCGGCAATCGGCAGAGCACTTGCAAATGCAGGTTATGCGCCTAAAGGAAAGAGACCAAGCCGCGAGGAAATGACTAAGGTTGTTGCTACAAAAGTAGTAAAGCCACCAGTTCAAGATGTTAAAGCAGATGATCAGGATTATTGGACTACACCTGTTGGAGAGTATCGGGGCGTAGTCGATGCACCTGTGACACTTGAAAAGGCTATGGAGAATGTAGCTGCAATCATGGGAACAGGTGAAGCAGTAGAAGCACCAAGCTGCGAGCATGGACATATGCAATGGCGTGAGGGTGAAAAGAATGGCAAGGCATGGGGTGGCTACTTCTGTAACACAGCGATCTCATCGGCACATAGATGCCCTACCAAGTGGTACACACTGGGATCAGATGGAAAGTTCCAACCACAGAAGGCGAGAGTTTAATGGGTAACATCGGAATTAAAATAAATGGTGAATGGGTTGATTTAATGTCAGCCTTTGTACCATGTCAATTATGTAATGAGCCAGTTCAGATAAAGAATCTGGTGGATCTGTCTCAGGATGCTGTCAATGGCACAGTCTCATGGCAATGCTTGAAATGTAGTACAGTCAATGGCTGAGTTTCCAGAGATTTATAGATCGCCAGTTGATCGCCATGTGTACAGCTTTAGCGGCTATGCAGGTGTTGAGAACTGTTCAGATTGTGATGCATTTACACAAGTGAATGAATATGATCGTATTCATGATGGTGCTGTTTTATTCTTTTGCAACAGATGTGAGAACAAGCATCACCTATGACACAGCATAGGAAACACAGAGGTTTCCGCACAGAGCGAGTAGTCGCACAGTACCTATCGACTGTATGGCAAGGCGCATGTGTGGGAAGGGGTAATGGCAAGGATATTGTTAATGTGCCTTTTGATGTTGAGGTGAAAGCCCGCGCTGGATTCCAACCAAAAGCATATTTAGCACAGCTGAAAGCTCGCACAGCCGTTTCGGGGGAATTGGGCTTTGGAGTGATCAGACTCAACGGACAGGGAGAGGATCCGCGTGACTATGCCGCGATTATCCGACTTGAGGATCTCTTGCCATTACTTCAACTTAAATACGGTCATCTTATTAGCGAACCCACAGAGGCAGACATTGACCGCTGTTCAGGCTGTGGGTCTTACATGATACAGAGGTGCTTAACATGCCAGCCTATGACTACAAATGCTCACGATGCAATCTTAGTCAAGAGATCTATCACGGATGGCACGATCGACCAGTAATACCTTGCACTTACTGTAATGAGCCTATGGTTAAGGTAATTGCAGCTAATCCAATTCACTTCAAGGGCAAAGGTTGGGGCAAAGATTGAAAACTGTATTAGATCCAGCAAGTAGCATGAGATCGTTCTACTTTAATAAAACAGACGAGCGAGTCGTATTCGGTGATATTCGTGAGAATGAAACACACTTGCTTACTAATGGTCAGACCATACATATTAAGCCAGATGTGGTTATGGACTTTAGGGAGATACCCTATCCAGATGAAAGCTTTAACATGGTCGTATTCGACCCACCTCATCGTATTAAATTGACAACTGAATCTGACTTTATTAAAAAGTATGGTGAGCTAAACAAAGACACTTGGCAAGAAGATTTAACTAAGGGCTTTGCTGAATGCTTTAGAGTATTGAAAACTAGTGGCACTTTAGTGTTCAAGTGGAGTGAAGTATCTATCAAGCTAAATAAAGTCCTAGAGTTAACGGATCAAAAGCCTATCCTGGGTCATCCTAGCGGTAAACGCATGGGTACTCATTGGGTTTTATTCATTAAATAGTTATCCACACAAGTTATCCACAGGAGGTTATCTTGAAACGAAACACCGCTCTGAGCAGGACTTTTACAAATAGATTTGACATCGATGGTACGCTAACTCGGCAGAGCCTCTCAAAGGCTCACCGCGAGCCCCATAGGGGCGTAGCTCGCGGGGTGCTAGTAGCTATTGGGATAGCTCTATGCATCATGCCTGATGCAGGTGGATCTAAACCTATGCAATATGTAACACATAAAGAATATGCTTTACATCTATTAGGTTATAACTATAAAGAGTATAAATGCCTAGAAGTCTTATATACCAAGGAATCTAATTGGAGACCAGAAGCTAAGAATGGATCACACCATGGAATACCACAAGGGCGCAGTCAGTACCTTGCTAGGGTAGATGGATATAAACAGGTAGTATGGGGTCTTAATTATATTGGTCATCGTTATGGTGAGCCTTGCATTGCATTGAATCACTGGAAGGTTAAGGGATGGCATTAGATAAGCTGAACTCAAGGCGCTATAGAGAACAGCGTGAACGCGTGTTCAAGCGCGATGGTCGCTTCTGCCAGATATGTGGCACAGATGAGGGCGAGATGCACATTGACCATGTGATCGCTCGTAAGCATGGTGGTGACCACAGCCTTGATAATCTAAGAGTGTTATGCAAGTCATGCAACCTGCGCAAGGGTGCGCTCAATGACGGGGTTTTTTTAGCACAACAGGCTACCCCCCCTGTCTTTCTTGACAATATCTCCCCGATGCAGTCCGAAACGATGCTGGACAGTCCTTTTAAGACCCGACCTAATCCGAGTCAATGACAGACAAGCCTAAAAAGCGCAAAGCCCTGCGAGGGGCAACTAAGCCACGGCTTCACAGTCCACTTCTCAAGGGCGAAAACAAGCTGCAAGATGTTAAAGACCTCTGCGCAATAGTCCAGATGGATCTCATGCCGTGGCAGGAGTTCGTGCTTAAAGACATGCTCACCGTGGACAAGAAAGGCATGTGGATTCGTAAGACAAACCTGATTCTGGTCGCTCGGCAGAACGGTAAAACACACCTAGCACGCATGCTCATCCTTGCACACCTAATTAAGTGGAATACCAATGTTCTTATCATGAGCTCTAATCGAAGCATGGCACTAGACACTTTCCGACAAGTCACTCACCTATTGGAGACCAATGCCCACCTTAAAGGATTCGTTAAACAGATCAGACACGCCAACGGAACTGAGTCTATTGAGATGCTATCTGGAGCAAGGCTCGATGTTGTTGCAGCAACTAGAGACGGCTCTCGCGGTAGATCAGTCAATGGATTGCTCTACATCGATGAAGTCCGAGAGATCACAGAAGATGGATTTAGGGCTGCTACTCCTACAACTAGAGCTCACCCAAACTCTCAGACGCTTCTTACCTCTAATGCAGGAGACGCTTTCAGCACTGTACTCAACGACCTACGAGAGCGAGCCATCGACTATCCGCCCAAGTCTTTCGGATTCTATGAATATTCAGCACCGCAGTACTGCAAGATAGATGACCGCAATGCATGGGCTCTGGCTAACCCGTCACTCGGTTACACCATTACAGAAGATGCAATTGAAGAAGCGATTGCTACTTCACCGATTGAAAACACGCGCACGGAAACTCTTTGTCAGTGGATCGACTCCCTAAGTAGCCCTTGGCCGCATGGCATTCTTGAGGAAACATCCGACTCAGAATTGGAGATGGCAATCGGTGCTTACACAGTATTCGGCTTTGATGTTAGTCCGAGTAGGCGCAATGGCTCGTTAGTAGCTGGCCAGTTATTGCCTGACGGCAGGATCGGCATAGGAATTCTAGAGACTTACAGTTCTCAGGTTGCTATCGATGAGCTGAAGATGGCTGCAAGCATAAAGGCATGGTGTGACATCTATAAGCCTCGCCTTGTCTGCTTTGACAAGTACGCTACCCAGACTATTGCCGATCGTCTCCACAATTCTGGCGTTATCGTAGAAGATGTCTCAGGACAGCAGTTCTACAAAGCGTGTGGAGACTTGCTTGAAGGCTTGGTCAATCATCGAGTAGTCCATAACGGCCAAGCCGAGTTTATCCAGCAGATGAATAACTGCGCAGCTAAAGTCAATGATTCAGCATGGCGCATCATCAAGCGAAAGAGTGCTGGAGATATCTCAGCCCCGATTGGCATAGCAATGGCAGTTAGCAAGCTAATGATTCCCCAACCTAAGCCACAGATTTACGGTTAGACACACCCGTATCATATTGTCTATTTACTTGACAAATGGTATCCTTTATGACTATGGGTCTATTCCGCAAAACTGAAGCAATCTCTAATGACGATAAGCGTTCATCGCTTTTAGCGCAATACGCCCCTAGCATTATGGGAGAGAATCTTAACTCCCTTTATAACTACATCCTTCCACGCGTTCAACGCAACGAAGCTATGTCTGTTCCATCAATTGCAAAATGCAGAAACCTTTTAAGTGGTGTCATCGGTGGACTTCCACTTAACCTTTACCGTAACTCAACAGGTGAAGAATTAGGCAACCCTGTTTGGGTAGATCAGCCAGCAGTTAATCAGCCACGCTCTGTAACAATGGCGTGGACTGTAGATTCATTGATGATGTATGGCGTTGCATACTGGCAAGTAACAGAAGTCTATGCTGAAGATGGCAGACCTTCTCGCTTCCAATGGATTCCGAATGTTAAAGTTACATTCACTACAGATCTTTATGGCATGACTGTTACTCAATATTACATCGATGCAGTTGCTGTTCCGATGTCAGGTCTCGGATCGCTTGTAACATTCCAATCATTCGATGAAGGTATTTTAGAGCGCGGATCTGAAACAATTAGAGCTGCAATCGACCTTCGTAAGGCAGCAGTGTTAGCAGCATCAACTCCAATGCCTTCTGGAGTATTGCGTAACAATGGCGCAGACTTAGATCCTAAAGAGATCGCTGGACTTCTTGCAGCATGGAAGAATGCGCGTAACAATCGATCAACTGCATACTTAACATCTACTCTTGAGTATCAGCCGACATCATTCTCACCTAAAGACATGATGTATGACGAAGCCCAACAGTTCTTAGCAACTGAGATTGCTCGTCTTTGCAACATTCCCGCTTATATGCTTTCGGCAGAAGCCAACACTTCTATGACTTATGCCAATGTACTTGACGAGCGTAAGCAATTTTTCTCTATGAGCCTTGCACCATATGTAAATGCAATTCAGGACAGACTCAGCATGGATGACATCACGGCTCGTGGAAATTCTGTGCGTTTTGATGTGGACTCATCATTCCTAGCAACTGAACCAATGGAACGATTGCTAGTAATTGAAAAGATGTTGTCTCTTGGCTTAATCACAGTTGAACAGGCTATGGAGATGGAAGATTTAACACCTAACGGCAGCGAAGGAATCGAATAATGGAAAACCAAGTAATCACCTTCACGGCAGGACTCATTGCCAATGTTGAGGAACGCTTAATCTCAGGCAAGATCGTGCCAGCAGGAACAGGCGAAGTCGGTAACACTTCAGCAGGTAAGGTCGTATTCGAGAAGGGCGCAATCGCACTTCCAGAAGATCCTAAGACTGTCAAGTTACTAAACCAGCATGACTCACGCCAGCCACTAGGCAAGGCAACACAATTTACAGAGCAAGAAGATGGCATCTATGCAAGCTTCAAGGTCTCACGATCTAATCGTGGTTCAGAAGCTCTTATCCTTGCAGAAGAAGGATTGCAATCAGGTCTGTCAGTAGGTGTAGAAGTAATTAAGTCAAAGCAAAAAGGCAATGTGATGTTCGTATCCGCTGCCAAGTTGCTAGAGGTTTCATTGGTAACAGAGCCAGCATTTAAGTCTGCTCAGGTTATCGATGTAGCGGCTGAGGAAACTCCAGAGGTCGTAGAAGAAAACACAACAGAAAGCGAGACAGCTGTGGAGAATACTCCAGAGACAGTTGCAGCACCAGCAGTAGAAGCAGCAGCGGTTGAAGCTGCTCGTCCAACTGTAGTGACAGCAACTACATTCGTGCGCGAGCGCGTAGCACCAATCACATCAGCACAATACCTAGAAGCCAACATTAAGGCTGCTCTTGGTGATGACGAGTCACGCCGCATCGTTCGCGCTGCTGATGATTCAACATCAACAAACACAGGTCTTACACTTGCACCACACCTAAACACATTCATTACTGACACCTTTACAGGCCGTCCAGCATTTGAGGCAGCAACACGCGCAGCACTAATTGATTCAGGCATGAGCTTCACAGTTCCTCGCCTTTACACAAACGCATCTTCAGCTGACACTGCTCCAACAGTTGCAGACACAAACGAAGGTTCAGCACCATCTGAAACAGGTATGACATCTGCATACGACACAGTCACTGTAAACAAGTTCTCAGGACTACAGCGCGTATCATTCGAGCTTGTAGATCGCTCATCTCCAGCATTCATGGAATTGATGATGACAGAACTACGCAAGGCATACGAGAAGGCAACAGATACAGCACTTCTAGATGCTTTCATCGCTTCAGGTACTACAGCAGCAACTACAGCAGCAACAGCAGCTGGATTGCAGTCATTCATCTCAGTAGAAGGCGCAGCAGCTTACAAGGGTACAGGCGGAGACTTCGCTAACAAGCTAGTTGCTTCAACTGACCAATGGGCAGCAATCACCGGCTACGCGGATACCACAGGACGAGCACTGTACTCAGCACAAGGTGCAACATACAACGCAGCAGGTACAGCAGTAGCAACATCTGTTCGCGGTAATGTTCTAGGCACAGACTTGATCGTAGATCACAACATCGCTGCATCTGGCGTAATCGATAACTCAGCGTTCTTGGTTGCACCATCTTCAGTATATGTCTGGGAATCACCACAGACACAGCTTCGTGTCAATGTTTTGACAACAGGCGAGATCGAG